CATCATATTCTCCAATCAATAAGCAAGTATGACAGGGTTTAGCTTCAAACTGCCAAGCCCCACAACTAGCACACCTGCTTATCTTTGTGTCCGGTATTCGATCTATCTGTTCAGTTATATTCTTAACTCCTACGCATCCGCAATCCATACATTGATAGACCTTAAATCCATCAGGCATGTCTATCGCATCAAGCCACAGAAACTCTGTGGCTCTTTTGCAACCATTACACTTAAAGCTAGTTGGGCTTGTCATAGTTAATCAATTCATGGCATTTGAAACATGTGCCATCCTTGAATACTCGATCATCATCGCAAACCTCGCACTTGATAATTGTTTGCTCTAAATGGACACCATTATCATCCATAACTACCTGAATGCCTTTACCATTAATAAAAGCGATGTATCCCATTACTCCATCCCTTCAAAGAACCAATGGCCATTAGCAGTCATCTTTGCCCATTTAGCATGTTCGGTAACTTTGCCTTTGCAGACATAACCATAATAAGGCTTACCTGTTTTAGAGATACCTTGTTTAAGAATATGACCATGTTCGCAAGCAGGTGGCTCTTTAGGTGTTGAACTGCCTATTGCATCAACTGCTTCAGCAACAGACCAAGCCTGTGGATCATCTTGCTTATTCTCAACTGCAAACGAAGCTCTAAGTGAATCCTCAATTGCTGCTGATTTAGTTCCCGGCGCTCCGTATCGCCTTTCCTGTAATTTCTTTTCGTATTGATTTGGCTCGGCATTATTTACCTTAGCCATTTCCTCTCTTGAAGCGCGTTTGCCTTTAGCTGCGAAACCAGCATTTGCGAGCGCACGACCGATCGCTGAAGTTTCACAATTCTCCAATGCAGAAGTTGAATTAACACCCTTCTCCGTAATGACTTCAAAAGCAAGTCCAGTTGAGCAAGGCTTACTATCTGCCTCAGTCTTAAATATCTTGGCGAATACAACGAACCGCTTTTCAGTCGCTTCAATGAGTTCAGTTTCGATACGATTGTCAGGGTATCTTTCATGCCATTTCTCCAATCTTGATTCTACTGTTTCATAATTATCTAAATTAAACATTATTCCTTCCATTCAAAATCTTTGTCTTGGACTGCTTCGAGCACAGTTCGATAGATGCTGCTGTATGCAACAAGGTCTTTGACTGAGTCGTAATGATCTGGCGACTCACTAAGCCTAGACACTTTGACCAATGCCATGCAAAGTGCAGCTTGATGTGGTGTGATTGGCATATCAAGATACGCAGACCACAATCCGGCAATTCGCTTGTGATTGTAGTATGGGTGTCCATAGACACTTCCACGCTCTTGAATTGTAGTAATGACCTCATTTAACAGATCCTCAGTTTTTGTCATAATCAAAAACCTGATCTAACTTCATTTTTCTAACACGCTCTTGGTGTTCCAAACTAGCACGCCACCCATCCTGACGGCCAGACCAATACCCATTTTCGTAGTGTTCATTATTTGTGTGCTTTATCAGCCACCATGCAACTGCCATGCTTCCTGCAATTAATAACCACATTCCAACGATTTCCATTATTGCTCCCGTTCCGCAAAACATTCGTTTGCGTTGGGATTAGTATGACTGGATTTACCGACAGCGCAATAACTTCTTGGCGCGTGTTTTATAACGATTAGATAACGCCAATATCCTCAAAGTCATCGATATGGTCATCAATCGTACGAACCCTATAGTCTGTTTCAAGCCCCATAAGTCCTTCGATTGTAGGTAAATGATCCATCATGATTGACAGGTATCAGCTCTACTTGATGGCCTTTTTTGCCAAAACTTAGGACTGTAAAACCCATGTTCCAATCGGCTGAGTTATATTTTAGGTAACTAGCCTTGCGCATGTCCATGAGATGACCGGCTTCTATGCCCCAAATCGTTGAATAACGGCCGTTTAAGCCAGTTTGGTGTCGGACTGCACCCTGCCTATGCGAGTGGCCGCAAACCACGCTAGAATGCCATTTCTTGGCCAAATTAAGTCCTGTTATACCTGCATGCTTAGACATGTTGCCTTCATCCCCATGAGCCAAGTGCCAACCCTTCTCAAACTCATAAGCTCTTTTGTGGAATCGTATGCCTAAGCCAGCGAAATCCATAAATTTTGCATATTCTAATTCTGGCAATCCAATAAGTGATGGCGCACCTTTAAGCAAGGTTTGATAAATTCTATCTGTGTGATTTGATCTGACAATATCTGTAGTGCCTAGATCATAAAGAATCTCTTGGCCTAGTTTTCTTTCCTCATCAAGTGTTTCAGCAAACTCTAACTTACTATTTTTTGCCCAACGCGACTGACTGCCGAGATCCATTTCATCTCCGACATTTAATACATAATCAAACTTCTCATGCTTTACCATCTTAATCAGATTGGCAACAGCTCTTGGATGGTGTAGTGGAATTTGTAAATCTGGCGTTACTAAATACCTACGATTGGCTTTAATCGTCATCCTCATCTGGAGTAGGAATAGTTGGGATGATCCCTTTATCGCCTACGATCCAGTCAGGCATTGACTCAGGATTATCCATTAAATAAAGCGCACATGACTCACTAAATCCAGCTTTGCGTGCAGCTCTAAACATTTCATGTTTGGCAATATAGAAAACCTCTAATTTACTTAAAGGCTCAGGAGTGTGGCGAACTACTCTCCGGTTGACTTTTTTTCGTTTAGTGTGTTTCCGTGTGTTCGCCATAGCAAAATTATCGCTTATTGATTAATGAGAACAGTTCATCAACACGCGTTTCTAATCGCAAACTTCTTTCGTCAATACGATTAATTGCATCTTTGATCGAGCTGCCAGAATTCGGACGAAGTTCGCTTAAGAAACTTTTAATAACCCATCGTAGAGCCAGCAATAAAGCGCCCGCGATACTGCAAACGCCAACGCCAAATGCGACTAATTCGTTCGGTGTCATTTTTCGCTAAGGCCATAATCTGCTTCACTCCCTGATTTTGGATCTAATGCTTTTGCTACTGGAGCAACTACAGCACCAAGTAATGTTGCATAGGCTGGATGAATGTCGGCCACGATTGCTAAAGCAACTGTTATTCCACTAGCTGCCACAGCTCTTAAATATGACTTAATTGCTGCTTTGTGTTTTTTAGTTAGTTTCATTAATTGCCTTTCAGTAGTGGGATGTCGAACTTCTCGCCAGTTTGGTTTGGCTTAAAAGAAATATGGATGTGCTTATGATGTGGATTAATGCCACGATACTTGACCCAACGCCAGAGCGACTTTGCTGAACATATTTTACCATCGTGGATTATGTAAGAAATACGCTTATCTTTTTTTGCTGCGAGTCGAAGCTGATCTGCCAAAGCATGACTAATCCCTTGTTCGTCAGATAAGCCAGCGTCAATATCGATCGCGCATACTTCACCTGATAATCTTGGGTTATGGTCGGACTTTCTTGATTGATGCTTAAGATCACCGATCCATCCATCAGCCTTCCTGCTGCGATCCACGAAAGAATCATTTATTTGATCGCGTAATGTTTCAGCAGCTTTAGATAAAAATGGCTTCATTAGCCAAGTAGCAATTTTGCTTCGTCAGCAGTAATGCCAAGTCTGTCAAGTAATGCTTGCTTTTCGGCAATCTTTGCTTCGGCTTCGGCTTTGGCTGCTGTTGCATTAGCAGCATCTAATTCCATTTGAGCAATTTCCTCAGCATTAGCATCTCTGACAATTTCCTCGCCAGTTTCGCAATTAACGATTTTTATCTGTGGTTTAGATTTAGTCATTATTTAACTCCGTAAAGTAGGGCTGTACCTGATGTTAAATTTCCTGAATTCATATATAAAGTTATTGACGAAATGGCTGCTGTTTGATTATATAAATGATGTTTCGCATCAAATCTAACTTCTGTGTTAGTTGTGCTATTTACGCTCAAACATTGCGAAATCCCATATTTCCAAGTTGTTGTGTTTGTATAATCAAAAAATTGGATTACATATAAATTAGTTGAAACGGCATTATCAATACTTTGAGATAAACTAAAAAATTGAGTTGCATCAAAAGTAGTAGTTGAGCCAGCATCAACCCAAGATCTATCCTTATATCTATTTGCTCCACTATCACCATTTAATCGTAAATTAAAATTTCCGCTATCCGTTGCTGGAAGTAAATTTCTAATAACTAAATACAATTTATTATAAGTTGCAGGTATAGATGAAAGAACAATTGATGCACCTGATAAGGTAGTTGTGCTAATTAAGGTCATTCCACCGCTTGTTGGAGTTGCCCATTCAGGAGCAGTTGCACCAGAATTTACTTGCAGCACTTGCCCAGCAGTTCCAAGTCCTAATCTGGTTTTAACATTTGCAGTTGATGAGCGATAAGCAAGATCGCCAAGAGTTGTTTCTGGGTTTAAGTTCTTAACTGTGGTATCAACAGATGAACCAAGTGTGCGAATAGCAGCTGCGCCGTCTTTGACTAGCGCGGTGTCATCTGGAGTAGTCCAGCTATAATTGGTAGTGGTTGCCATTTTATCCTATCCTCATGCGACTATTGTAGCGTATTCCCAAGTTAATGTTGGGTCTATTGTGTTCCAAGCCTCTGTTATTGGCGTGGTATTCCAACGCATCGCCACTTGGCTAAATGCGGTTGGTGAAACATTAATTGTCAAGAACAATTCATTAAAGCGAGTGCTCCATGACCAGCCCTCAACATAACCTTCAAATGCTCCACCAGAAATCTGAGTTGGTAGGTTTGCTAGATAAACCGGCATTCCCATAAACATTCCCAATAAAGCATCCCGATCTGAGTTATCAATTTCAGGGTTAGTTATTGGAAATGTGATTGATTGAAAAGTTGGTTGCGGAAAGGCTCTTTGGGCTATATATCTATCAGCTACGGCTTGAGCATCTACAGCTGAATGTAAGACTGAGTTAATACTTTCCGATTTGTAGCCATATAGGGCAATAGAACTTGCACTAGTAGCAGTTTCCTGTGAGTTAAAGTTATTGCCGTAATTGATATAAATATCATTTCGAACATCACCTGATCGTATTACTGTAGATAAGCCAGAACCTAAAGCATGACCGGCATCAAGATCAACATAACCATTGGTCAATAGATAATTCTGTCTGTGGTCAGCATCGGCATAGCCTATGTTTCCAGCATTATCCTCATATAAATATCCAAAGGCTGAGTTAGCAATTAAACTTAAAATGTTATAAATCGTATCTGGTTCTGATCCACGATTTTCCATAGTATAAAGGCCGGGTTGATCTATCTCGCCAAGTCCTAGATTAACTGCATTAGCCCAAGTTTCTGTTGCGTTATAAGTTGACCATTGAGAAGCTGCTGGAACATCATTCCAAGTTCCAAGTAATACGCTAGACAAAACATCATAGATTTGGTTGCCATCCTCATCCTGTGAAATTGTGCCTGTGTAAATTTCTTTGGCTATTTTGGCAAGTGAACCCATCGCGGTAAGTGTGTATTGAATAACTGTAGCTGCTGCACCTGTTTGGCCAACCTCAACAATAACATCGGTAATGTCGCCACCAAATAGGCTTACATAAGTTGCTGAACTATCTTTAACTTGTAAATCTAAACTGTCATTAATATCAAAAGGCAAGGTTTGATTATTTAATGCAACTAAAGTTATTTGAATATAGGAAGGATTAGGCTGTAAATAAATGTCAGTTCGACCAGATTCATGCTGAATATCGCTTATTGCTATGTCAGTATAATCAACCCCACCGACAGTCAATTTCCAATCTGGTGTCCATGCACTCATGGTTATGGCTTAACGGCTGCTCGTGAAAGGTATGGATTAGATCTTGCTGCGCTTTGATTAACAACCTTAGCAACAGCTCTTGCAGCACCTTCACCATCAATAGCATTAACAGTTATATTTGTAACGCCTTGACCTGTGGTATAACCACCACTTGCTCTTGGAACTGATGGTAATGATGATCTAGCAGCTGATGGAGCAGGGTTTGGAATTGACCCGATGTTTACGCCCGGAATTATATTAACCACTCTAATTAACTCATTTGCTAGTGATACAACTAAGCCAATTGCTTCTCTTAAAAATGTGATAAATCCTGAGATAATTCCACCAACAACTCCAATTGCTTTCCCAAAGCTTTCAGCACCTCTTTGAGTTTCAGCAAGTCCAGCACTTAATCCTTCATCACCAGTTAGTCCTGCAATAAAAGCATTAAGGGTTGGAATGCCTGTATCGTTTAGGAAAGATATAAATTGCTCAACTGCTGGCAATAAAGCAAAACCTAAACTTTCCTTTGCTTCATCAAATCCTACTTTTAGGCGATCGATCTTTCCTTGAAAGGTTTCAGCATTTGTAGCTGCTGCGCCACCATATAACTCTGCTAATTTGGCTTGAACTTCGGTGAAAGATAATGTTGCAAGTTCAGCCTTAGATAATCCAAGACCTAATCTGCCAAGTGCTGCTTGATTACCATCTTGAGCACGACCTAAAGCATTTGCAACTGTTTCTAAATCTTTACCTGATGCAGCACTTATATCTAAAGCAAGGGTTAATAACTTTTGGGCTTCCTCAGTTGATTTTGTAGATACTGCCAATCTCTGCATTGCTGGACGCAATTTGTCATCTGCAACACCTGTGGCTAAAGATGTCTTTAAGATCATGTCCTCAGTTGCCGCTATTTGGGCATCAGTAGCACCTGTGGCCTGTCTTAGGGCATTGGCTAACCTTAACTGTGCCTGCTCATCCTCTATCGCAGCCCTGACCCCATCAACGGCTAATTTGCCAGCATAGGCAACGGCAGCAGCAGCAGCGACCGC